AATGACGACCATCAACCGCCACCCGACGCAAAGCCCTGGATCTGGCTGATACTGGCGTTCAGCGCGCCGGCCAGATTGGTGGCGAGGGTGGAGCAGGCGGTGGAGATGTTGGCGGTCGAGGGGGCGTCACCCCCCGGCACGGTCACGAAGCCGCCGTTGGCGCCGAAGTCGTTCCCGACCGTCAGCACCTGGGCGCTGGGGACGCTCATCGGCCCCGCGCCGTCGCCGACCCATTCGACCGAGATGATACCCTTCAGGACATACATGTGCTGTGCTCCTATCAGCCGAAGGACGCCGTATAGCCGGACACGCTTTCGATGCGCGCCAAGAACTGCTGGTTGGTGATGACCGTCCCGTAGAACGCCTTCCAGCCAACAACGCGGAGCTGGTTCAACGGGTCGGACTTATCGGCCTGCTTGAGGTAGGTGAACTTCACGTCCTGAAGCTTGACCTGCGAGTAGGCGCCCCGACCGAACAGGAAGGACGGGTAGACGGTCAGGCCGGTCGCCGGGGCGGCGGGCGGAACCTGCGACACGCCCAACCCCGTGATGGTGACGGTCTGGCCCGGAGCCAACTGAACCGCCTGGCCGGACAGCGGACCGACGGTCGGACCGGCAGAGCAGACACCCAGGTTCGCGGGGCTGCTGGTGGTTCCGACGTAGACGTTGAACGTGTAGCCGACGATGGCCGGAAGGGTCACGCTGATGGAACCATTCGGCCCGACCACGGCAATGGAGTTCGAGACCTGGTAGATCCGGCTCTCGTACTGGTTCTGGGTATCCGACGCGGTGACCTGGATATAGTAACTGCCGGTCGCCAGGGAGCCGGCGGCCCCCGCCGAACCCTGAACGGCGGCCACGCCGGTAAAGGTCGGAACCATGTTGCTGTCGCACCAACGGGTGCCGCCCCATTCGCCGATTTCATAGTTGTAGAGGCGGTTGAGGTCGCTGTACGACCGGGCCAGGATGACGGTGCTGTTCTGCGACCAGTCGGCCACGATCAGCGTATGGCAGATGCCAGCATAGTGCGGCATGCCGCGCGGGCTGTCGGAGGCCCGCTTACCGCCCTCACGGGCGTCAATCTTGGTATCGGTCTCCTCGTCGCCCATGAAGCGCGGGGCTCCCAAGGTCTTGAGCGCGGCCGAGGTCCGAAGCACCGTGGTCGTGTCGAGGACATCGCCCGCCTGGAGGGCGCCACGGGAGCCACGGGAGTTGACGTAATTGACCTGCGCCGACGCCATCAGGGCCAGGAAGGTATTTCGCTCCATGGTCTCCGCAATCTGCAGGGACACCAAGTCGATGGCCTGCTTGAAGAGCGGATGCTTGATGGTGAGTTCGGCCTGGTCCGTGATGGTGACCTTGTCGCCCCACTGCTGGACAATCGCGGTCACCTGCTGGATCTGCATCGTCTCGCCAATCGGCGGGACGCCCTCCGACAGCGGAGCGTAGGGCGTGGGGAGACGCTGGAACCGCGTGGCCGTCCAGGTGCGGCCCCGGCCCTCCGGAAGTGTCTCCTTGGAGCCGAATTGATAGGCGACAAGCTGCCGCCGGGTGAGGGGCAGCGTCTCGTCGGCGATATAGCCTTCGATGTCCGCCTGAAATTGACCAACGGTATTCACCGCCATCGGGTATCCTCCAGAAGATGACCGGAAGCCACCCGGCCCCCGATCAGATAGTCATCCCTTCCAGCCGTTTGTTACGGGCGGCCTTGCTGTCCCGCGAGGAACGCCCGCTCTCGGCCACATCTCCTTGACCGCCGCCGGGGCGGCCCCGCTCCTCCGCGATCCGGCGTTCGCCCGCCGACCGCTGACGCGCCTTGGCGCCGACCGCCCGCTGGGCAACCTTCTCGCCGAGGAGGTACTTCGCCGCCGCCTCGCGGGTCACGGTCACTCCCGTTCCGCGCAGTTCGGCCACCTTCTGTTCCACCTCGGTTCGGATGGTCTCGAAGGCTCGGTTCTGGCTGCACAGCCGCTCGAACATCTGGCGGTCGTGCGCGTCCTGCTGCTGCGCCTGCAAAAGAGCGAACCGGTGGTTCATCTCCCGAGACTGCTTCTCAAGCAGGTACTGCATCTTCTCGTCCGGCCCCATCAGGGCCAGGCGTTCACGTTCCCGTTCGGCCTCGCGCTCCTGCTGCTCCCGCGTCGGCTGCATTTGCCGCTGGCGGAGTTCCTGGAGTTCGCGTTCGGCGCGTTCGGCGCGTTCTCGCGCTTCCGCCGCCTGCTGCCGTGCATTGAGGACCGCCCGTTCCCGGCGCCCCGGCGTCCGTCGCTGCGGCTGATCCTCGCCGTGCTCCGGTTCTTCCTCGCCGTGCTCCGGTTCTTCCTCCGGGGGGTCTTCATCGTCCCCGAGGACGCCCGGTTCCTCTTCTTCCTCGTCCAACGGTTCGGGGCCGCGCCCCTCGATATTCAGTTCGTGTTCGTCTTCGAAGTCGGCCATTGTCTTCCTCTCAGCCCTCTTACGGCGGCTATCTCGAATAACCCATAACGGGGGTCAGGCGAGTATTACCACGTTTGAACCGACAACCCCCCGTTTGTCAAGCCCACTTTTCGCCTCCTCACATCTTCCGGGGCATGGGGACCGCCCCCGCCGCCGGCATGCTGTCGGGACGGATGGCTCCCGCCGGCCCCTTGTTCTGCCGGGGTAACGCCGGCTGCGCTCCCGGCACCGGAGTTCCGGCCACGCCGGGCCCGGCACCTCCCGGAACGCCCTGTTGGCCCTTTGGCCCTTGCGCCGCCGCCTGCTTTTGCTGCATTTGGATCTGGTGGCGCTGGATATGCACGTCCCGCTGGGGGCCTCGGGGCGCCTTGAGGTGCACCTGAATGTGCTGGCCGTCGTTGTCCAGGGCGTGAACCATCACCTCGAACCCTTGGGCAAGCATGTCGTTCTCGGTCTCCGGGTCCGCCGCCAACTGCTCCGAGAGGGGTTGGAATATCTGCGGGGCCAGGCGCGGCCCAAAGGTGGTCATCGCCACATGAACCAGGAGCGGCGCGACGTTGAGCGTGTAGCCGGGGTAGAGGTTGGGCGGTATCCCCCGGATCACGTTGAGCGCCGCGATCATCTGTTGGATCTGCGCGGCGTTCCGGGCCGCCTCCACCCCGAACCATTGAAGCGTGATACGCCGGTTCATCTGAACGGGCGAAATGGTCTCCATCGTGGCCTTGAGCCCCATCTCTCCGAAGGCCCGCACCAAAAGGTCGTCTTCGCGGAACTGGTGGTCGTACTCGACGATCCGCTGCACGAGCGGCGTAAGCACCTCGTTTTCGACCACAGTGACGGCGTCGGTGGTGGTCAGCAAGTCCACCTGCTGTTCGTTGGCGATCTCCGCTTGGTTCCTCTTGTTCCCCCGCCCCGTCTGCTGCGGCATCATGGCCGGGTTGACCGAGAGCGCCTGGAAGATCTCGTTCTTGCAGCTCGCCACGATCTCGAAGGCGTTCTTCCAAAGCTCGGGGAACTGGGCAAACCGGGTGCTGTTCGGGTCCACCTCCCAGACGGCGGCCAGGTCGAGGATCATACTGCCGACGCGGGGGTTTTTCTCCGGGTCCGTCAGGATGATGGGCATGAGCGCGTAGGCCGCGCTGTCCATCCCCTCATTCACCGCGTCGTTGGCGGCGATCTGCATGTCCAGGACGCCGGGCCCGATCATGCTGACGCCCTTGAAGACGCCCGGCGACTTCTTGACCGGCGCGGAGAGTATCGGAAGCCGGTCGCACCAGTATGGGTTCAGCTTGCAGCCTAGGATGCGGTCGCCCCCGGCGAAGTAGGCGCGGCAAATCCGCATCTCCCCGCCTACCTTCAGCTTGGCCCAGGTCTCATAGCCCTGAACGTACTTCCCGCCACCACCCGACTTGATGCCCGCCGCGCTGGCAAGCTCCTTGGCGGTGTTGTTCTTGATGTTCGGGTCTTCCTTGGACATAGCTTCCAGCAGGTCTTCGGCCACATCGGCGACGAAATCGCCATGCTCCATCATCCGGCGGACCTGCGCCTTGCTCCATCGCCGCACGACCGTAACGGAGCCGCCGCGCTCCAAGGCGCGATCCAGGCTGTTCACCGTGGCCGGCAGCACCAGGAAGTCGCTATCGGCGATGACCTCGACATCAGGCCCTGCGTCCTCAATCTCCTCCTCGACGATAGTCTCCACCTCGCCGAGTTCGGGCGCTTCGATGCCATCGACTTCCACCGGACGCACGGTCTTGGACAC